TTATATAATTATCACCAAATCCAAGATAAATCCAATATTGATGCAAGTTTGCTTTTGAAATACAAAGCCTAATTAAATCAAGCATATTCAATCGGTTTGCTGTACTGAACCAGGTAGGATCTACTTTATAATTAGAAAGTAAACTCATCCCATCAATTGAAGTTACTTTATAAATCACATAACCTTCAAGACTTGAGCGATTCCAACTTATTTGATCTGGAATAATTCTGCCTATCCAAACTAAGTCGCTTCCTTTATAAGCAACCATTGCATATTTTTGCTCGTCTGCAACCGATAGCGCTTGAAAAAATGTTTGGTCGGTTGAGTTATTGATGGCAAGAGTTAAAACTGCTTTTCCTTTACGAATTGGATTTTCCCATATTGCATCCCCATCACCTTGGTATTGGATTTGAAACCCGTCTGAAACAGCTCTTATTTCTGTTCCGCCTGTTCCGCTACCACTTGGATCATCCCATATCTCAACTCTCCATTGATCATTATTTATATCGTAAAATTGTGAATAATATTTTCTAGCCACGAGCTGAAGCCCTTTCTTCTCTGTTTAATAAAATTAATAAATCTCTGCCGCTTACTCGAGTTTCAAGTGTGCCGCTATTATTATTACTTGAAATATTCAACATGCCCTGCAGTTTAGACAATGGTGCAATGACTTCAGGATTTGAAGACGCTCCTGGGTATTCACCCATAAGTCCTAGTGTTGGACCGCTAACTATACCACCATCAGCAAATGCTGTTGGACCTTTTTGTGCAACTGATCTCACAACAGCGCCCGCAGCAACTAACGCAATACCGGCACCAATAGCTAATACTGGATTTGCAATCAATAATTTTGTAAACGCTTCTGACGCTACAGCTGCAGCAATCAAAGCTTTTCCGTATGCATCAGCAAATGACGCTACCGAATTTAATATAATTGAGAATACACTCTGCAACACATTGCCTCCATTCATTAACCCATCAGCAATAGCTAGTCCTATATTTGCGTACGCATCAGATTGAATAGTCACTAATTGCGCATTAATTGCCATTGTAAATTTTAAATTATCCTCATTAAATTTAATCATTGTTTCACGCATTTTATTTTCGTGATTCAATTGCCTTTGTTCTGTCTGTCTTTGCTGAATTAATTGAAGTCCCTGTTTAGTTTTTAAGAAATCACTTAATCCAAACAATCTAGCTTTATACGCTTTATCTTCAGCTGCTTTTATTGGATCTATTTGAGTCGGGGCTTCGTTTAACTGAGCAGAAGGTATATCTGAGATAGGAAGATTGTTTGCTTTTGTTGCTAATTTAGCATTTTTTTCAGCGCTTATTTTAACCAAGTCATCATTAAATTTCTTAAAGTTAACTAAATAAACTTTCCATGCTGCCTCTTCTGATTTTAAGGCTTGTTCTTTTGCTTTATTTTCATCAGTAATATCCTGCTCAGATTTGACTTTTCCCTCAGCTGTTACCAAATCATTGATTGCCATTTGTTGCTTATTTATGACATCGGTCAATATTTTATCAGCATCAGCAATGGCCTTTTTATTTTTTAATTTTTCAGTATCTAATTTTTGTTGAGCTTCACCAATATTGTAACTATTTAAAATTGCTTTGTCAAGATTAATCTGAGCCAATTGCTCAGCCATCATTCCCGAAGTTAAAGCTTTGGTTTTTGCTTCAGAGTATTTTTTTGCAGCATCAGTTATTTCACTTGAAAAACTTTCTGCAATGGCTTTCTTTTTCAATACTTCCATGTAGTCCATGGTGCGCTGAGAAAGCAAAGCCAAACTATCTCCATTTTTAATATTTATGTCGGAAGTAGCAACACCTAATTTATTAATTTCCCTAAGCGCAATAATTCTTTCATGATCTGTACGGTTACTATCTTTGACAATTTTTAAATAAATACCTAAGGTTCTAGAATTCTTTTCTGCTTCAGCTGTATTTTTATTTAATTCATCTCTATATTTTTTAATTGTTTCAAGAGCAAGTTTTGTTTTTTCAGATTGCTCCATCATTTTTGATATGAGTAAACCTATTCCGATAATTGCTAAACCTATTCCTGTAGTTGCCAAAGCAACTTTAAAAGCATTCATAGCGGACGCACTTGCGTAAGTAGCAAGCGCAAGAGCCTCTTCTTGTAATGCTTGAAATCCAGTTATTGCAGCGCTCTCTTCTTTTAATACATTTTGAATAGCTTGAAGTCCATTCATTATTGCAATTGCACCCTGAACTTTTACGAGTGCCTTTTGTAGATCTTCATTCTTGCTTCCAAATAAAGCCGCAGCACCTTCTGCAATTCCAAATGCTCCAGCCACTCCTTGCGCAGCAGAAACAACTGCGTCAATTCTACGAGTATCACTAGAAAAATATTTAATTTTATCACCAGCGTCGCCTACTTTGTCTTTAATTTTACCCGCTGCTTTGATAATTTTATTTGACATATCTTCAAATTCAGGCCCTAAAGCTTGAACTTTGAGAGCTAAGTTTTGAAGCTGAGCAACGGTTCTTTTTGTATTCGGTGAATTTGCGATTCGTTCAAAATCTTTTTCAATCGTCTTGACAACGGCTTCCATCTCGGATGAGATTTTTTTACCACTGGCACCGACTACCGTAACAGCATCTTTAAAACCTTTTTCAAGCTTTGCAATATCTGCACCTATGACAATATTAATTTGTTTTTCTGCCATTATCCTAAAATCTTATCACCACTTTCAAGCAGCATAAAGTCGCCACTTTCAAGAAGTATTTTGTATTGTGTTGCAATCGAATCTCTGTTAAACATTAAAATGTAATCTTGCGCAATGTGATAAATTCCCTCTTCACCTGCGCTGTCATCTGACAATAAAACTTCTTGATCAAATTTAATATCATGGCAAATTACACCATTAAAAATACCTGGTGCCGATTGCATTGCAGTTCTAACTTGGTCAGCTAAACTTGTACAGGATGCAATTGTCATTCCAAAAATATTAATTTGAACCCTTGCAAAATCTGTTTTTGAATATCCAGTCTGTGTTTGGTTTGCAACCAGTGACACTTGAAAATAAGATATTGCAGGGAATGCCGTTGCTTGTGGTAAACGTAAGGGAGAGATTCTCCCGCTCGTTGCAGTGTTAACAGCCGTATCGTTTTTGAGGATGTTATATGTAATAAGGAGAGAATTCACAGCCGCAATTTATCAAATATATGTTTGTTTTTCGTTACAATATCAATAACATCTTGACTTGTTTTCTCTTCCCATGGGAATAAGCATAGACTTTGTGGCTTTATTTCTTTGCCTTTTTTTGCATGTGGCGATAACATAATGGCAGCAAGCCATCTTGTCTGCTCCCATTTGTTACGATATTCTTGCATCTGAACAGATCTCATACCTTCCAGGCGCAATCGAAAATATAACGGAGTTACGTCATCCCATTCATGAGGCATGATTGACATTTCACCCCATGCAATTAATTTAATATCCTTCCAACTTAACGGCTTTGATTCCTTTTGTGAGCCTTTTATTCTTGGCTCTTCACTTGAAAAAAATCACCCACCGCCTTCGTGAATGCTTCTACTGCCGGGTTTAATTCTTCAAACGATTCAATTTCGTCGCCCAATTCTTCACTGTTTACAAATGGCATATTTGTTTTATTTTTTTTGCAGCCTGCTTTGATGCCGTAGAATGCACAGTCTCTTGAAAATTTAAGACTCTTGACTAAATCTTTGTTCTCGCCAAATGATGAAAAATCTTGCATTCCTGCAGCTTGCATAACGCTTTCAATTGCCGTCATATTAAAAAATAACGGATATTTAATTTTGTTTATTTCTAATTCCATGTTGCAAATATAATAAAAAAAGGGAGCATTGCGCCCCCTCTCTCAATTATGGAATATTAAACAAGAAAGATTAAGCTACTACTCCAACCGTCAAAGTTCCGCTACCTTGCAAAGAACATGTGAAAGTTGACACGTCATTTACGGGAGCAGTCCATGCAAAGTTAGTCAATAACGCTGAACCAGACAACTTCATATCGCCAGTAACATTTGAAGTCATTACAACTGTAATAAGGGCGCCAGTCATCAAATCGGCTAAAACTTCTTTTGCGCTTTGACCTGATGCAACAGATCCATCCTCTTCATAAAGTCCCTCGAAATTCATTGTCCATGAAGTCAAGCCAACTAAAAATTCTTTGTAAGCGCCGCCATCTTTATTGGTTGCGTCTATTGTGTCTTTTGTAATGCTAAAATCAGCACTTGTGCCGTTAGCAAATTTAGTCAATGTGCCGCTTACATCTTTGTATAAGCTCACGAGTGTACCGTTTACGAGTCCTGTGGTTGCCATATTAGTATATTATTTATTTGTTATAAGTATCGATTGCAAGTTTAAAGACTTTATCAATAACATTGGTTACAATTTTAGCCCTGTGTCTATCATATGCGGGGCGAATAAAAGGAACCGCTGTAATAAATCCTCTATCTTGCCCGTCCTTTGTTTTTCTCATTCCTGTACCATATTCAAACGTATGACTTAATTGACCACGAAATCCTCCGTAATAACGCGGACCAATAAGTACAGTTGTTGGAAATTTCTCTTCCTTACGTTCAATAAACCAAAAGGCTTTTCTAATGTCTTCTGTTGGAGCATTAGCTCTGGCATCAATAATAATTGCCAAAGATTCTTTGCGAATAATTTGTTTTACTTTTTCATACTCAAGAGATTTGCCAGCCTCTTCGAGTAGCTTCATAACGCTTGCAATATTCTCAACGTGCTTATAAGAAGTATTGCCTGTAAATGCTCTTTTCATTCCGTCAATTGAGTCATTACTTTCATGTACATGTCCCTTTCAATTCTTTGAATAGAAATCACGTTAAAATATGTGCCGTTCATTCTGATGCGATCCCTTACATTTATATCGGTAAATCGAATCTGAAATTTAACTATCTGTTTATTCTCTCGAGTATCAGCATAAATACCCTCTGTTCCACCATCTGTTGGCTCGTGAGTTCCCCAAATGTCGGACAACTTTGTCCAAACCTTTGAGCGCTCGCCAGTGTCCGAATCTGTATTTTCAGTGTAGCGATAAATAGCTAGTGGCGTGTCAAATCTTCCGCTGTTCATTATCCAAAAACAGGTATTTTAAATTTATCCAATAAGTGATTTGCACCAAATGGCATGTCGCTCGAAATAGTTCCGACAATTATATTTTGACGGTTGTCATAATACTGTGCAATTTGTAACATGCAAGCCATTTTAATCGATGCTGGAAAGTCTGCAGTTGAGAATCCTTCCTGTACTTCCACTATGTATTTGGTGTTATCGTCGGTTAATGTCGTCGGTAAGTTATTAACAAATATATTTATTCCAAAATCTGAAAGCATGTCGGGAGAATCAATCCAATCAGCTGCAGAGAATTCTGTCAATGCGTTATTTTGATTGACGTAATACATCTTATTAATGTCGATAACTCTGGACGCAATTCTTAAATAGTTTCCGATTGTCAATGGCGCCCCATTTAAAGGATTCATTAAAGCAGGTTGACCCACAAGCGAATCAAATCCATAACGTACGACGGCCAAAGGAATAGAGAATCCAACATAAAAAGAGGATGCCTCAAGCGCTGCAGTTATAAGCGTAGTAATATAAGCGTCATCAGATGAGTGAGTGACTCTCAAATGCGCCTTTGCCTCCGCTACTGATATGTAAGCGGTTGAGGCATTTGTTAGCGATACAACTCTGCGGCCTGTTAACATTAGTCGAATTCTGGATTAATTGGTTTTTTCTTTTTTACTTCAATAATCTCTTCACAATAGCCCTCATCGATAAGAGTCTGAGCTTGTTTTGATTCCAATTCTGCAATATCCCCAACACCATAAACTAAATTTAACGCAATAGGGAATTTAATAAACTTTACTTTTTTCATTGGCAAATGATGGGAGAATTAACTCCCACCACTTCACACGATTGACGTCGTGCCGTTTTATTTTTATGCAATGATGTCCTTACAAACTGCAAACGCTTTCGGCTGCAATAAGTTTACATCTAAGTAAGCATTCAAAACAAGGTTTGTTAAGCCTGCAGTAGCTCCAGAATATGGATCAACTGTTAACTCCATACCACCCCATGAAGCGATACCCAATTTAGAAAAATCACCAAAGATAAGAGCGCTCAAAGTTGAACCGCTTGTTCCTTTTACCAAAGTAGATGGCACCAAAGTTGAGGTTTTCATTGTGTAACCGTTCAACTCACCTGCACCACTTTGTAAGATGAAGTTACCTTCAACACCACTAGCTTGTCTTGCAGTAGTTTGCATTGCAGCTTTTACTAATGGATTAGTGATGTAAGCTTGTCCCATTCCGTTGTTAGATTCAACAGATTTCATTAAGCTTACAACGTCTTTCCAAACCATTGCAGCGCCATTCGCTGCAGAAGTAGATCCACCTGCAAATACTACATTTGTATTTGCGTTTCCGATAATACCTGTTGGCTCGTTAGATCCACCGCCTAAGATAGCAGCTTTCTCCAATTCGATAGCCATTGCGTTAATCAAGTATTGACGAACATAAGCATCAATTGAATTTGAAGATTGTCTCAATAACTGATTTGAAACTGAAATAAATGCAGCCAATCTCTTAGGAGAGAAAGTGATTTTAGAGAACGCTGGCGATTTCTCAGTCGCAGTTCCGTTTTCAGTGTTCCATCCTGCAGCAGGTTGAGTGCTTGCAGTAGGTAAATCTAAGTTACCAGTCAAGCCATCAAAACGAGTTACACCCAATGTAGCTAGTACAGTTGAAGGCAATAACACGTCAACAATTCCGCCCACATTTGTTTGAATGTTAACACCACCTTCAGAACCAGAAGTTCCACCGGTAGCAGTCATGTCACGCTTGAATACGTCAGACGGCAACAATACAGAGTGAGCGCTTACGCTTACACCTGCGCGTTGGAATTCGTCTGCAGCCTCTTTGTGCATTTCATACTCGACACCATCACGACGTCCAGTTGTAGCCTGTTCAATTGCTCTTTTAAAAGAGTAAGCGTCAGCCATTTTATTGCGTTCAGTTTTTTCGCTGCTAGATGCTGCGCCATAAACTGGAGCAGAGGCAACTTTTTCAGATGCTCTCTTCTGCAATTTTTCAAGAGTTTCAGTTTCGCTTCCGATAACGTCAAGACGTGCATCGATTTCAGAGAAACGAGTTTTTTCGGTGTCAGTCATTGAACGCGCTTCGGTGTTAATGCTGTTTTGCAGTCCGTTCAATTCTTCGATTAAACGTCCTTTTTCTTCTTTCAAAGCTTTGATTTTCATTTATATTTTAGTTTAAGTATTGTTATTTGGTCTGATTCATTTTGTTTTTTTGGCTTAGTTAAATCTAAGCTGCGAGCTTCTGCCTCGGTGTCTACGTATGCAGGATAAGTCACTGGGCTTACGTCAAATAATTCGTCTACTTCTTTTATAATATGCAAAGATAGGTCACCGTATTTATCAGATTTTTCCCATGATCTATCTTTGACAGTAAATGCAAATGATGACTGAGTTATGTCGCCGCGTATAATTGAGCGAGCAACTTGCATATGCAATGGATTCTCGTAATCTGGAACCCATGTATATTCAAGATTGCCGTCTGCGTTCACATAGACCGCGCATGTATTTGCTTTTGTGCGCCCAAGAATTGACTCGCATTCATGATTAAATAAACAACGGATGTCGTATTCTTTTTTTAATGCGTTATCAAATGCGCCACGAACTATTCGTTCCTCAAAATATCCAAGGTCGGTAGTTGTGTCAACGACTGCAGCAATGCCACCAAATTCCTTCGGCATGCCATCACCTGTCGCTCTATAGTTTATACTTCCAATTGCTCTTAAAGTTTTCATGCCTGTGTGTTATTATTGTTTCCTGTTGGATTATTATTTGAGTAAGCGCTTGCCATCAACTGCTCAATCTTTGCATTCATATAAGCCTCAAATTGGTCCGCAGGAATAAGATTTGCTTCAACATAATATTTCTCGCCACCAATAAATCCTTCAGCATCTTCAAATGCTCTTGCCTCGTTAGGACTTAACCATCCGCCTCGAATTCCTTTATTATAAAAGTCTGCGCGATCATTTGCACTGGCTCTCAATAATGAATTAAAATTAAATTTAAAATAAAAGAAAGTTTTATCGTTTTCGGTTAATAGTTTTCTGCGAAGTTCTTGTTCAATATTTATGCAATAACTCATCAAAGTCCTTGAATAGAAATCTTGATACTCTTGCTCAACACTTGATTTGATTCCGTCCTTTGCTCCTATCATTGAGGCGGGCACTCCAAAAATACGAGCTATCTCTTCCGCTGAAAATTGACGAGCTTGAATATATTGAGCCTCTTCCGGTGTCATGGATAATTTTTCCATTTCAACACCATGCGGTAAAACTGCGCTGCGTTGATTACCTTCGATTACATCGTCAAGAGATTTTCTTAATGGAGCAGCCTGCGCCTGGTCAATCTTTGAAACTGATTTCAAAAGGAATTTTAAAGTTCCATTTTTATAAACCGCGGCGCTCGACTTAATAGCAGCGAGATCAATGCCTAATGTTTCAGCATGCATTATAATCGGAGATTTTCCGACTAGTACATTATCAGTTGACAACCCTTTGAAGTGCAACATATCACTTGCAGGAATCACAGATGGGAAACCTGGAGCGTTAACTCTATAGAATAATTCCCCGTCCATCATATAGGCCGATACGGTATCGCTTACAATTGGATGTATAGCCGTCGCAATAAATCTCTCGTCCCTTTTAATAAATGCATATGCGTTACCTTTTAAAACTAATTGAGCAGTCATAAAAGTCATAAAGTCGAATTTAGTCTGATAAGGATTTGGCTCGTTCAATACATAGTTAGAATAATGAGCAACGACTTGACGCTTATTTGTTCCGTCATCAAAATATAATTTAAAAGAAAGCCCTGAGATTGCATCGCTTATTACTCTCACGCAAGCGTGAACTGACGCAATACTCATTGCGCTTGTAGAATTTACAGCCATGCCGCTCGTTGTTTGACTGCCAAACAATGAAGACAATGATTGCATAAGCCAGTCAGTCGGAGCTGATAAGCTTGAGCGCTGTTGTGTTTTTGGTTTGAATATGCTTAACAATGAAGCCATGCCACAATATTAATTTACAAATATATTTTTGTTGTTACAATTTGGGATGAGTTCTCATGTATCTAGAAAGCGTCGCACGGAATACAACGTAACTGCTATATTTATTTTGACCGTACTTCTCACGATACAAACTCTCAGTATGTTCGTACGCTTCGCCGTATGTTTTGAAATTTGGCAAGTTGTTATAATAGATTTTTATAAAGTCTTCGTGACTATATATTTGTAAACCATAGTTCTCCATCCTGTACAATTTTAGATTGTTCTTGCATGTATGTTCCCAGAGCCATTACTATCGACACAGGTCCATCGACCTTATCGCCTGACTTGGCTTTGTCAATTTTAATATTTGCCGCAGGATCTTGTCGCAATAATATATTTGACATCATCCATCTTGTAACAGGATTCCCATCATGATTCAACTCGCCAATGTTAACAAGTCGCTCAAGTTCTTTTGTTGGCGCCGACATGCTCACGAATCCTTGGCCAAACGGAAACATAGTCATCCCCTCATTGCCTAATTCAATAACAAGCTGCGTCGCATTAAATCTGTCAAATGCAATCTCTTTTATATCGTATTGGTCGGATAGTTCTAGAATCTTTGATTTGATAAATGAATAGTCCGTGACGTTGCCATCTGTCAAATGAATCCAATCCTCTTGCGCCCAGGTGCGAATAGAAACACCGATTTGATCATTGCGACGTTGAGCCGCATTGCCTGGCAACCAATACCAAGTCTTCACCTTGTATCCATCAGATGGCCAAATTAAACTAAAAGCGCAAAAGTCACCTGTTGACGCCAAGTCTAAACCACCATAACAAATGCCAGTCGGCTCGTCTTCGTTCTTGCACTCAATCCATTTTTCGTCACTTATCCAAGTTGTGGCAGTATCTGTCCAAACATTTAATAACTTGGTTTTAAATTCAACTTGTTTATGAGGAAGTTCTCGAGCTTCATTCAATCCCTCTTCTAATTGTCGAGGGTTTACACTTACGCCCCAATTTGGATTTGCCTTTTGCCAGTTGGCAGAATCGGTCCAGTCGTCTTTGTCATCCAGTGAATAGATTACAGAAAACAAAGCATCGTCACTTACTCCGCCATTTAAAACCTTTACGCAATAATCTCGATGTTTATAACAAGCCGACTCACGATTAAAGCCTGCAGTTGTAATCGTAAACAACAACGGTTGACTTCTGGCACCCATTGAATTCCTGATTACATTATAAAGCTCATCATTGGTGTGCGCATGATATTCGTCAATGCAACAAAAGTGTGTATTCAATCCGTCCTGTTTACCAGGATTCCATTCGAGCGGCCGATATACGGATGTTCCAAAATTTATCCTTCTGTTATTAACAGAGTTATAAACATTCACGTCATCTCGAAGCCAGTCCAACTGTTTACAAACTCTTGCCCCCTCTGAAAATACCATCATTGCTTGATCTAATTTTGTAGCTGCAGAATAAACTTGCGCCCCTTCCTCACCATCGGCAATAAGGCCATATAACATAATCGCATTTGAAAATGTCGATTTGCCATTTTTACGAGGTACCTCAACGTATGCTCGTGTAAATCTTCGAGTCCCGTCCAGTTTTACAAACCCGAATATATTCGCAACAATAAAATGCTGCCAAGGTTCAAGCAAAAATTTCTTTCCGGCATACAAACCGACACTATGTTCAAGCTCTTCGATAAACTGGACCGCGTGAAGATATAAATCATTTTCAAATTTTATATCCTTCCGCTTTAAATCAACCTTAAATCTTTTGCACGCGTTCACAACGTGCTTGCACGCAGGAATATTTTTTGAAATTACATCTTCACAGTATTGGATCGATTTGCTCATCCTCAACTATTTTCGTAGTAGTGCGATTTTCAAAGTATTGCTTGTTAACGTTTGCAATAAATTCGTTTCGATACAAATGCGGCTCGTCAGACCATAGGCCCAGTTTATCACATTCCTTCCATTGCTTACCGTTTGCCATCTCAATGATGTAAAACTCAGCCTGTTTTTTGATTCTGTATTTTTTTGCCATGAGTTAAAAGTTCTAATTTTGTTATTTTAGTTTTTTGTTTGTCCTGAAGTTGAGTCATCGCCAGGATTTTTGCAATTTCTTGCGTTGCTCTGAGCGATTGCTTGCGAATCGTGTACCAGGGATTAATCATTGGGTAACCGGATGGCGCTGCAGTAATCTCTTCGCTTGCGTTTATTTTCTTGCATGCCCTTTCAAATGTTTCCATCTCAACAGCATACGCCCCAATTAAATCCAAGTCGACGCAATTTTTATTTGCGCTGAACTCATCAACAGTCTTGTCATAAATTTCCTTAGCTCTTTTGTTTAAATGTTTCATATTTGCAACAAATATAATAAAAAACCCCTATTAGTTTCATTCCTTGGGTGTGAATTAAGG